AGGATGATATTCGGATTGCCGAATACTTCTATACCGAGCGTAAAGCGGTCAAGTTAGTCCAGTTAAGCGATGGCACAGCGGTCTTTGAGGATGAGTTGCCAGCCGAGGAAATCCTGCGAATGGCGGGAATTACAAGGGTTGGTGAACGTGAGTCCATGCGTAAGCAGATCAAGTGGTGCAAGCTGACCGCTATGGAAGTGCTTGAAGAACGCACATGGCCAGGCAAGTACATCCCTATTGTGCCCGTCTACGGTCAACAGCTTGTCATTGAGTCTAAGCGTAAAAAGTACGGTTTAGTACGCAACGCTAAAGACCCACAGCGTATGCTGAACTTCTGGCAAACATCCATCACCGAGTCCGTAGCACTAGCACCTAAAGCGAAGTGGTTACTAGCAGAAGGTCAGGATGAAGGCCATGAACTAGAGTGGGCATCGGCTAACATTAAGTCTACGCCTGTGTTGCGATACAAGCAAAAAGACATTGAAGGTCAACCTGCACCAGCACCAGTACGCTTACAGCCTGAACCGCCCCCAGCGGGAATTCTTGCTGCGAGTGCGTCAATCAACAATGATCTGCAAGCTGTATTAGGTATCTTTGACCCGAATCAAATGCCAACTGGCAATATGTCAGGCAAAGCTATTAACGGTCAGCAACAGCAAATGGATTTGACTAACTTCCATTACTTTGACAATTTAACCCGCTCGATCCGGTTTGCAGGAAAGATTCTGCTTGATTTGATCCCAAAGATTTACGATCACGAACGAGTAATGCGGATCATTGGATACGATAATCAGCCCGAACTGGTTGTTTTGAATCAGCGCACCGTTGATGCGGCTGGAGTCACTAAGATTCTGAACGATGTGACGGTTGGCGAATATGACGTTGTGATGGAAACAGGCCCAGGCTACAACTCCAAGCGTCAGGAAGCTGTTGCCAACATGATGCCATTGTTGTCGGCAAGCCCAGATTTGATGAAAATTGCAGGTGATTTGGTCTTTAGGAACATGGACTTCCCTGGTGCGGATGTGATTGCGGATCGGTTGGCAGCGTCTAACCCATTGGCGAACATTGATGAAAAGTCAGATATTCCACCACAAGCGCAAATGCAACTAGCTCAGTCTAAGCAAATGATCGAGCAAATGCAGCAGCAAATGCAACAAATGGAATTAATGCTTAAGAGTCGTGCCGATGTTGTTGCATTGCAGCAAGACGGTGAAACCAAGCGTAAATTGATGGATGTGACTTCACGGGCGCATAATACTGAAACGATTAACGAAGCTAAAGTTAATCAGAATATTATGAATTCGATGGTTTCGCAGAATAAAGCCGAACTGGATGCAATGACCAAGTTAATGCTTGCTCGCATGGATACAAACCAGTTACAGGCTGAGATTGCAAAGCGTGACGCTGAAACACAACAAATGTACGCATTTTCTGAGGGTGAAGTTCACACAGAAACTAGCCCATTCATTCAGCGTTGACATTTAATATATTTGGATTATTATTAGCACACTTACCAGTTAGTTAAAACTGGGTCAATTCTTGGATAAAACCATGTCAGATAGTCGTGAAGCAGGAACAGTTGTAACTAGTGAAAATATTGCAGAGTTTACGGCACAGAAATTAGGTTTAGCTGACCGTGCAGATACTGAGGCTGATGATTCAGAGCCAGATCAAGCACCGGAACAGAGTGAACCGAAGTCCGAGGACGAAGCTAAAACAGGTAAACAAAGTCCTAAACTTGAAAGGCGGTTTTCTGAGATTACTAAGCAACGTGAACAGGCTCGTGAAGAAGCGAAGCGTGAACGTGAAGCTAGAGAATCTTTAGAAGCAAAGGTAGCGGAACTTGAAAGACGCACTCAGCCACAACAAAGGGTTGAATCGTTAGACGAAGAACCAAAGCCCGAGCAATTCAACGATGCTTTTGAATATGCAAGAGCGTTAGCTGAATATTCTGCTGAACAAGCGTTAAAGAATCGTGATCGAGTAGAGCTTGAAAAGAAGTATCAAGCAGAGCATGACAAACTAATTGAGGTTTGGAATGATCGGCTAGAGGCTACTAAGAAAGAACTACCGGATTATGCGGATATGATTGAGTCATCCGATGTAATGGTTTCTGACCAAGTACGGGATGCTTTATTAGAAAGTGATGCAGGGCCAAGAATCCTGTACCACCTTGCCGAGAATCCTGATTACGCTGAAAAGCTGTCGAAAATGACAGTCATTAGCGCATTGCGAGAGATTGGGAAGTTGGAAGCTAAGTTTGAAAAAACTGAAACTAAACCTGTTGTGCGGTCTAAAGCACCAGCACCGATTAACCCTCTTAGGGCTACGGGCGGTTCGATGGATACCACAATCGGAAGCGATGGTGAGTTTCACGGAACGTATAGCCAATGGCGTGAAGCCAGAAAAGCGGGGAAGATTAGGTGATGGGAAAATCTAATTTTTGATTAAAGGATATAAATCATGAGTAATACCCTACTCACCATTAGCAAGATCACTAACGAAGCCTTGATGGTCTTGGAAAACGAATTGACTTTTACTGGTCAAGTCGAGCGCAAGTACGATGACCAATTTGCTGTTGTCGGCGCAAAAATCGGTAACACTGTTAACGTCCGTAAGCCTGGTCGCTTCATCGGTACAACTGGCCCAGCTCTGAACGTTGAAGATTTCAACGAAACTTCTGTGCCTGTTACCCTGTCCACACAGTTCCACGTTGACACACAGTTCACGACACAAGACTTGGCATTGAGCCTCGATTCGTTTTCGGATCGTGTTCTCAAACCCGCTATTGCAGCGATTGCCAACAAGGTCGATGCTGACGGTCTAACAATGGCTAAAAACGCTACTGCTAACACCGTTGGTTCTGCTGGCACAACCCCAAGCGCATTGCTCACCTTTTTGACTGCACAGGCTTTTCTGGACAGCGAAGGCGCACCCCGTGACGGTAAGCGTTCTTGCATTATTGAACCATTCACTTCAGCTTCGATTGTTGACTCGCTCAAGGGCTTGTTTGTTCCATCGAACGTGATTGCCGATCAGTACAAGAAAGGCATGATGGGTCGTGATTCAGGCGGCATGAACTGGTACATGGATCAAAACGTTGTGAACCAAACGTATGGCAACTTTGCTGGTACTGCTGTTGTTGCTACCACGACTGCTACAGGTTTCCTGACTAGCGGCTGGGCATCGACTTCGACGATCAGCGTGACTTCGACTGGTGCTGTTAGCTTGAACGTTGGCGATACCATTCAGATTGCTGGTGTTTACGCTGTTAACCCACAGAACCGTGCTGCTTACGGTACTAACAAACTGCGTTCGTTTGTTGTTACTCAAGCTGCTTCGGGTACTGGTGCAACGTTTAACGTAGTGGTTTCCCCTGCTGTTATTACTGGCGGTCAATTCCAAAACGTTTCGATCCCAACTACTTCGGCAACTGCTGCTGTGACTTTCTTTAACAAGACTGGTACGGTTTCGCCACAAAACATCGTGATGCACAAAAATGCGTTCACTTTGGCTTGTGCTGACCTTGAGTTGCCAGACGGTGTGCATTTCGCAGGTCGTGCCTCTGATAAAGAGCTTGGCTTGTCGATTCGTGTGGTTCGTCAATACACTATCAACAACGATTCGATCCCGACTCGTTTAGATGTGCTGTACGGCTGGGCCCCGCTGTATCCCGAACTGGCTTGCCGAGTCGCAGCCTAATTTAGTGGGGGGTGAAAGCCCCCCGTTAATTAAAATCAAAGGAAATTATCATGTCGAATCCAGGCCCAGCAGTAACCATTAGCTCGCACCCACAGGTTGCGGGTACTAACCAAGCAATTCGTTTGCTTGCATCGTTTCAAGGCGTAAATGTCAACGCTCTTGGCGATACCGTTTTGCAAATCATCAACACCACTAGCTACAGCGTTTCTAACGTTATCGTGACTAATGCAAGCATCAGCCTGTCAACGGCTGAAGCAGGACTGTTTACAGCCCCTGCTGCTGGCGGCACAGCGATTGTTGCAAACGCAGCATTGTCGGCTTGTAGCTCTGCATCGGTTGTGTCACAACGCAGCGTTGCAAGCACAGCAGCTCAAGCAGGGCAAAAACTCTACTTCAATGTAGCGGTTGCCCAAGGTGCTGCGGCAACTTGTGATGTGTTTGTTTACGGCTACGACTTGACGTTTAATTGATTAGTCAAAGCGTGAAGAAAGCCACTCGGTAAAATGGGTGGCTTTTTTTCTTAAAAAAGGATTATCATGGCTTACAACAGTCCATTTTCACCATTTGGGCCAACAGTTCTAGTTGGAACATCATCGGTGCAAGTTTCGTCATCCAATAACGATCAGCCAACAAGCTATCGGGTAAAAAATATGTTGAGTACGACTCAATATTTTTCGTGGAAACCGCCACAACCAAACAATGCAGTCCAAAGCATCACTGTGACTGCACCGACAGCGGGTAATCCGTCGGCTAATACTATTGGTATGTTGCCGTATTCAGTTGAAATCTTTGGCGGCTTGCCAGGCAACGCATGGTTTGAAGCGGATGCTGTGGGTGCGTTTGAGATAACACCAGGGGAAGGGCTATGAGTCTGCGAGCCGTTGCATCATCGTTTCAGTCCGTTAATTATCAAGGCACATGGGACGCTTCAGCCAACACACCTACATTGACTTCAAGTGTTGGTACAAAAGGTCATTATTACGTTGTTTCCGTTGCTGGATCAACAAACCTAAACGGCATCACGAATTGGGGTGTCGGTGATTGGGCGGTATTTAACGGTTCGGTATGGGAACGTGTCGAAGGTGGTGCTGACGGTAACTTTGTTAACTTGTCCGTCACCGGAACTAGCACATTGACTGATGTAGCTGCTGCGGATTACACATTGTTACCTGCGGGAATTATCACCGAAGCTACAACGGCTCGCACATTATCTGCTGCTGACAATGGTAGAGTAATTTACTGCACTAGCGGATCGGCAACAACAATCACTTGTGCGGCAGGACTAGGTGCAGGATTTAGTTGCACAATCATTCAAGGCGGTGCGGGTAAGGTAACGGTAGCGGCTGGCGGTCAGACGCTTGTATCGTATTCAAGTCTATTTAGTACAATGGGCCAAAATGCGGTAATTAGTGCTATTTGCCCTGTTGCTAATACTTTCCTACTTGCTGGTAATTTAGGGGTTTAAAATGGCGGTCACATTATCCAGTTTGGCAGGTGCGGGCGCACAATTTTTTGACAATAACGGTGTGCCTCTTGCGGGTGGATTGATCTATACCTATCTTGCGGGTACAAGTACACCTGCTGCGACTTACACAAGTAGCACGGGTTTAATTGCCCATGCAAACCCAATTGTGCTTGACGCAGCGGGTCGCATTGCTACTGGTGAGGTATGGTTAACTTCAGGTATAGAATATAAATTTGTTGTTAAAACTTCACTTTTTGTGCAAATTGGGTCATACGATAATATCCCAAGTATTAATGACTTTACTTCTATTTATGCTGCGCTTGCCAATACAGCAAACCCAGCATTAGGTGATGCTTTAATTGGATTTCGACAATCAAATAGCGCAGGTAATTTAAGTAATTCTGTAGGGCGCACCGTTCATCAAAAATTGCAAGAGATGATTAGCGTTTTGGATTTTGGAGCAGACAATACTGGCGTAGCAGATAGTTTGTCAGCTTTTCAAGCCGCAATTAACTCAGGCAAATTGGTTTATGTCCCGCCTGGCGAGTATTACGTTAGCGGAACTATTGAAATCAACACAAGCTATTCAGGTCTTGTTGGGCATCAACAAATGCCAAGAATCAGGACAGTCGCGGCGAATGGCCCGATTGTCAAAGTTTCTGCTGTAGGTTCTACGCTAAACGAATTTAGCCGCATTGAAAACATTATTTTTTATTGCAACGACAAACCATCATTTAGCACAACACCAAACAGCACTAATTGCGGCGTTGCAGTTGATGGGTCGGGAGCGTCTGTAGCTGCTGCGGTACAAAGATTTAAAATGTCTAATTGTCGTGTCATTGGGTTTTCATGCGGCATTAACGTTGCAAGCACTGTTAACACTTTGTTAGAGCGTATTTACATTGAACAGCACACAAATTGGTCTGCTGAAACTGGATATACTTCTGCAAACTTATATGTTGGCGTTAATTTTGATTTGCAACCATTTACTGTTGGCGGAATATCTCCCCAAGCGTCTATTGAATGTGTACAAATTGTCGTAAACGGCAACAACGCTCCTAGCGCAGTTACTTCCCAATGTTTCCGTATGGTTGGACTTGATCCAAGAGATATTTTCTTTGATCGTTGCGAGACGGTAGGCGGTAATTACGGTTGGTACATTCAATCAACGGGAACTGCATATAACATTGATGTGCATATTCGCAGACCAATTATTGATGCGGTTAAAACAATTGGTATTTATGTTTTAGATTATCTTGGATACGGTGCGCTTACGATTGATGGTGGATACATTGTCAAATCTAGTGACCTAAGCGGAGCAGCTATTTGGATTGAAAATAGCCAAGGCGTAGTGGTTACTGGCGGTATGCAAATTCTAGGTGTTTCTTTAAATACCGCAAACGATGACGGTGTTCGCATCCTTAATTCAAAAAACTGCGCTGTTGTCGGGAACGTGTTTGAGAATCTTAATTTTGGTATAAGTTTGCAGGGTTCTGTTGGGTGTGTGATTTCAAGTAACACAATTGCTGCTTCAGCGGCAGCGTTTGAACCAACACCAACATTGACTTCTGGCATCCGTTTGCTTGGAACTTGTGCAGAAAATTCAATTGTTGGCAATACTATTTTTGGCGCAAGTGCTACATATAAATACACAAATGGCATTTACACTGAGGTAAATTCAACAGACAACATAATAATTGGTAATAGTGTTGATATTACTACAGTAACTACTCAATATAATATTGCGACAACAACCAATTTGGTTGAACGTCAAAGCGGCGGCGTTATTTCTGTAAGAGAAGCGCATACTCAGCATTTAATTTCTTACAACGGAACACAAGTTTATCAAGGTAACAGCGTAACTTACCCGCATCAATTTAAAGATGGGTTAGGCGCAAATTTAGTTGCTCTTGATAACGCAGGTAATTGGGTTATTAATTCAGACATAACATTAAAAGAAAACATTGTCCCATTGTCTTATGGACTAAATGACGTACTAGCGTTGCTACCAAAGTTTTACAATTTAAAATCAGAGAAAATTATTTCTGACGCAAACAGCGTAGCTTGTCCTGTACGGATTGGATTAATTGCTCAAGAAGTAGAACCTATCATTCCTGAGATTGTGACCCTAAACGGTTCTATAAAGGGAATGGATTATTCTTCTCTGATTCCTGTTTTGATAAACGCAATCCATGAGTTAAATGCAAAGATTGAAAACCAACAAGGTGGTGCAGCATGATTACACCCTCGTTTGGATTAACTGCTACTGAGCGTGTGTTGCCCCGCATGGCGTTGGATTTCACAACTGCTAGTCTTGACCCACGGGTAACATTTACCCGAACAGGCAACACGGCAACCGTTACAAACTCAAGCGGTTACGTTGTTCCAATTAATGCTGATTTGCCTAGATTTGATTACAACCCAATTAGTTTAGTGTGCAAAGGGTTGTTAATTGAAGAATCACGGGAAAATATAGCAACTTATTCAGCGCAATTTGATCAAGCAGTATGGAATAAAGATAATTCTTCCATAACCGCAAATGCTACGCTTGCTCCTAGCGGAGCGTTAGACGGGGATGATTTAATTGATAATGCTGTTACTGGTGTCCACAGAGTTAGGTATGAGCCGATAGTAGTTCTTGGTGGCACTTATACTATAAGTGTATATGTAAAAAAACTGTCTGTTGATTATTTTTTTATAAGAGAAAACTTAGGCGGCGTGTCAGGTAATTCTTTTTTTAACATAAGTAACGGAACAATTGGCACAGTAGACGCTGGAAGAACCGCATCAATTACTTCAGTTGGAAATGGCTGGTATCGTTGTTCAATCGTAACAACTGCAACGGCTGGGTCAAAATTCATTTCCTTTTGTGCGGCAACTGCCGACAATACTCCAAATTACACAGGCACAGGCGTAGCTACTTTATCCCTTTGGGGCGCACAATTTGAACTTGGTGCATTTATCTCTAGCTACATCCCCACAGTCGCAACCGCTGTCACCCGCAATGCTGACGTAGCGACAATGACGGGGACAAATTTTAGTAGCTGGTATAACGCTAGTGCTTCAAGTTATGTGGCTGAATTTACAACCCCAACAGGATTTGCTTCAGGATCGGTTTATAACCTTGTGACGTTTTGGAACGGATCATCCGCAAACAATCAAATTACTTCACGGTACGGGCCTGGTCTTGGTGGGTCGCCAGGAACTATAGATACATGGGTTAGAGAAAATGCTGTAACTGTAGTTGATAGCGGCGGCGCAACCATTCAAGCTAACACGACATACAAACACGCTGTTGCGGTAGAATTAAATAGTGGGGCTAACTCAACAAATGCGGGGACAATTTTCCCTGCTGCGCCAACTTCTATGCCGACAGGCGTCACGGTTTTAACATTTGCAGCAAGTGCAGCGTCACAACCTAACCATACTCTACGGAAATTCTTTTATTTTCCGCAACGATTACTTAATGCTGAACTACAAGCATTTTCTAAATAGGCTCTTTATGAAAATCATTGAGCACCCCGCATACGCTTTGCTATTTATGGCTATTGTCGGCTTGCTAACTGGCAACTGGTTGGCGGGGGCAATGTTA